CCAGCTCAATTGACATCAGCTAACCGCGCCTGGCGCGGTCAATTGATGGTTTTTTACCACCGCAGTATCCCTCTTACCGTAAGCTTACGGGAGGAAAGAACTGCCAGTGCACAAAATGTAATCAACGAATCGAAGGAGTTTCACAATCTCCTTCAATCGTTGATAGCATGTTTGAATAGGCCCGAGGTGTCGGCGAGTAAACTCGACGATGCCTGGGACTATGAATACACAAACTTGTGGGAACACAGGTTTGGGAAGGACTCCTTCGCAAACCTGCCCTACAAGACACAAAAATCTATTTTAATCACTCGCACCTTTTGGTACAAGCGATTGAAAAAGAATACAAGAAGACTTGTAGACAACCTTCTCTCCCAGGGAAGAAAAGGTAGTCTCAAGCTCAAAGAAATTTTGCATTGTGCGGACGGGGCTATCAGTTCACTGATAGTCTCGTTCCCAGAGTGCCTAATAAGTGATGACCCTGCTGATACTTACAAAGTAACAGACAGGATCATCAACAATATCATTTCCAACTGTCTCTTTGATTACGCAGGTTATCAAAGAAACTGGAAGAAATTCAAGAAAGAATTGAAGAAGGCGGCATTCGAGAAACTCGAATACCACCCAAAATCAAAATTTCGAAAGATGTCATGGGTTGCGGATGTTTTAAACATCTACAATCAAATGGCATCGCAATCAAGTAAGGCCAAGATGTTCCGGGTTTGCGCTTTAACGCAAACGCGGGCAACTGGTCTTGCAAATGATAAAATGTGTAGGGATACCATCGATGAATTCATCGATGAAATCTCTACAGTTCGTGAGTTTCAGCCGGACTCTTGGCTTCAAGAAGCCATAGAGTTCGTTGCTGAACGAATATCTGTCGAAGCGCAGGGGTACTCACCTCATTTTAGAATGAGTGTAAGTACCTCTGCGTGTACTGAATCAGGAAAAAAGACGGAAGGAAAATTCGGTCATATCAAATCTAGGTTTGATAAGTACGAATTTGAAGTACTTCCTCGCTTTGGCCCGGACAACCCGGGAGGTCAGATTGGTAATCAGACCTTCCGGGAGGCCCGGGAAATGATAAAAGCGGGTGACCCCGACATTTGGAAAACAAATGTCGCCGCCATCCGCGAAAACGGAAAATGTAGGGTTGTGACTGCCGGGTCCTTTTATAAGGACGCGTTTTTACAGCCTTTCTCCCATATGACGATTGAGGCACTTAAATCCGATCCTTTGCTAAAGGATGGATTCAAGGCGTCAAGACTTGGTTACAAGTTCCTTTCCGGGATCGATCATCGCGATCCCGTGAAGGGCCTTGTTCTATTCGAAGATCAGGTCCGTGTGCTTTCGTTCGATTGGACAAAAGCAACGGACCGACCGTCACATAAGTCAGCTCACACTACAATGGGCGCATTACTGCGCGCAATGAAGTGTCCTGAAGACATTTTAAAGGACGTTTTCGCAATATGGCCTGGAAATAAGGACATATTCGTAAACGGCAAATTCAAATGTCGTCTTGAAAACGGGGTCCCCATGGGGGACCCCCTTACCAAGACGAACCTATCTCTTGCGCACCCTATATCTGCAAGATATGCAGATTTACGGTGCGGAGAGAAAATAACAAGAATAGGTACGGGGAACGGAGACGATGGAGTTGAAATCGTCTGCGGCCCCCGTGCCGATGAATGGATGTCATATTTCCTACTTGCTGCAAAACAAATAGGATATGATTTGTCAGAGGATGATACCTTCATAACAAGTGATTGGTTCACTTATTGTGAAGAGACCATGCGAATACCAATTGATCGCTTCAATACTACCAGCAATGCTAGTAGATTGAAGGACCATCGATTTTCTCCGTATATCGATGTACCAAAATTTCGTTTGGTCATCGATACACGGAAAGATAGACGTGATTTCAGTTCTGATCCAAAAGGGAAATATACCCTTTTGGGAAAGGACATGGAATATGTACGTAAGGAAGGACACAGAGAACTGAGTCATCTGTTCTCTGTCGCTTCCGCATGTCAAGATGTGTGTTTGGGACTCAGGTATCAAAAAGTACCTGTTTACCTACCACATCAAATATATGGAATAGGCAAGTGCCCATCACTTTGGAATCCAAAGTCATGGGCGAATGCCATTTGGTCACAACGTCCTCATCAGCGTGATATTTGTTTCACGGCGATGAGGGAGTTACTTGGAAAACAGGCGCCGCTCATTACAAAACTCAAGGGGGTTTTGTCACGAGAGACGCATTTTGATAAGGAGTCATACGTGGAATTGAAAACAATTCCAAGTAATGATCCTATACGAAAGTTCGTATGTGTCACTCGGGAACAGTGGAATCTGTTCCCGGAGGGCACACTCGACAAACTTAGACGAACAGGTAGGCTTGTGCCGGAATCAAAGATTGCGGCACACTACATGTTCCAAGAAAGAATTCAATCGCTTCAGCAAGATCAGCATGCTGATCTTTTTGAAACGATTAAAGGCATGAGTATCGGATTATCTCGTCCGACTGGGAAGGCCCAGTTGGAAGAGATTTGTTCCGAATTCAAACAAATGTTCGGGGAAAGCACTTATCACTTGACAAGTCAAGTGAAAGAAGACTTATACCCGGAATCCATAATAAGAGTTCTGGCCCAGTCCAACCCGTTAAGGGTTGATCTGGATTGGAACTATCTAAAAAGGTTTACCAAACGCCCAAAGCCCGACGACCCCTTCGAAAGAGGGGTCGCCAGGCTTGAGGAATGGTTCTACGAGAATTACGAAAACATATTGGCAGGGGACAAGTTTGACTTGCCCCCTACTGATGTGATCGCAGATGATCCGATCATCGTGCTTCAGGCCGAAAGGTCTGAAGCGCAGATGGTTGTTATAGTTTCGAATGATAACAAGCTCGTTAACCTTACGGCTAACAAGATTGTTACAAAATTAATAGCAAGTGTTTCAATTGAATCATGGGTTGACCATGATGCAGATGAATCACAATTCATCGAAGCTTTAAAACTTCGAACGGGCGTCTTGACCTACGATTTCATCGTAGATCAAGGCGCCCTTGAAGCTTTTCTTTTAAAAACAGACATCCAGCCCACGAAGTATCCTTCGTGGCTGGATAGCTGTGATCGTAATAAAGTTCGAAGTCAGGCAGACATCTATGATGTATACCTGCCTCCGAAGCCAATTAACTCTGCAAATGTGCTTGATCTTGTCAAGATCAGACACAATTGGAGAGGAGGTGTGAATTACCTTTCTGCCAACCGAGGTCGGTAGTAAAAGGGTTCACAGTGCGATGGTAATCTGGCCTCCCGAGCGTCGCGGGGGGTGAGTCCGAGGATTCGAACCCCCCCGTTACGGGGTCTCGGGAAACCGA